AACTCACGAACCTGCGTTTCATATAGATCCGCACGCGGAGCACGTTTAATTTCAGTCTCTATTTTTTCAATTTCTTGAGCTTCAATGATGCCATTATTCCAGACCCACTCTACACCTTCCATAATTCCATTAACAAAAGCTTGTGGAGCAGATGGATCTTGTACGATATCAACCGTATTAAGCATAAAGTCATCTTTGACGTACATCGTACCGTTACGTTGCTCAAGGCTACCAATACCACGAGTTGAGACACCTAGTTGAACACCACCCTCAAGCAAGTCTCTCACAATATTGCCCATTGGAGTATTCAAAATTCGTGCCTTTCCCATAACATTATTTCCCTCACATTTGAGTTCAGTAATCTTATGAGAAACTTTATCCAAGTTAACAGTCGGTCCATCCGGATGATTTAATTCACCCACCGCTCTGTCCTTGGAAACTTGTTCGGTAACGTATTTATTTACAGCTTTTTCCATAATCGCTTTTGGATAAATACGACCATTTCGGTTCTTTGATTCAGCCATAGCAAAGATACCCTCAATCATATGTGATTTAGAGCCATCCTCTTTTTTCTCTACAATGCACTGAACATCTGTTTCAGTATATTCTGTAATTAGCTTCATCAGTTAACCCTTATATTGTTTAATAAACTCTTTTCCCATTTTCTCAGCCTCACGCTGAGTTTTATAAGAATCGAGCATCTCGCCATCAATATAAACAACAAAAGCATTTCTGACTTTTTGTATCACGATATGATTCTTGCCTAATCTTTTACTGTATACCTGATCACCAGGTAGTCTTGTCTTAGACAAACGCTCGCGAATGTTTTTTAATGTTTTTGTCATTTTTTTGTTTCTAACTTTTATTTATAATAATTTTTTTCTTAAAAAGACATTTAATTACTCTTCGTCGTCATCTTCTTCATCGACTTCAATAGGTTCTACTTGATCTAATTCATCAATTGCAGCTTCCATATCTTCGTCGGTAATGTCATCATCTAGATCATTAGATTCTTCTTCATCCACCTCTGCGCCGTTGAAGACATAATCAGCAATAGCAATTTTCTCTTGTTCTAATGCATCATCAATTTTTGCAGCCATAACTTCTTTAAACGTAGGTTCTGCCTTTGCAAAATCTTGGTCTAAAATGTTATTAATTAAATCTTCTACTTCCATCATTAATACCTTTCAATTGAAAAACTATATTGGTTAGAGTAAGGTGTGAATAAAAATTTATTATCACTACCCTTAATACTTCTATCGTCTGTATAATCTGAATCAGAACCAGTGCTATATATGTAATCACTAACTGTCTGATTCATCAACTTTGTTTTGAGATTAGCCGGTGTTAGACCAGGTTTCATACCCAAAATACAAGCCATGTGGCCAGCAACTTGAGGAGCCGCCATGCTTGTCCCGCTAATATTTGCCTGTTTGTAACTATTATTAAAATAATATGAAGCGCCTGAAAGAACATTAGTGTTACTACAAGCGCTCATTATATCTGTACCTGGTGCATATAGGTCTACTGCAGGACCACATTCAGATGATCTAGCCTTTTGTTCTAACACAGAAGAATAAACTACTGCGTCAGTATTACCTACAATAACAGCTTCATCATCAAATGGACTTGAACCTCTATTATAATAATATGTCACATTACCAGTATTCGTAAATCGATTGTCATAATCAGTTCCACTTGGCACATCAATTTTTTGACGATAATTGCCAGCAGCTACAACAACATGTACACCTTCATCAATTAATTCTTGAATGTCTGTATCAACGCTCGATACTCTGACACCAAATCTATAACCATAAGTAAGATCATAAAAACTTCCAACCATGCCCTTACTAGTGTCTCTATATATTCCTGTATTATCTGGGCTTGTCCAACTTGTACCTCTAAAGACGCCACCAGCTACGTTATAAAAATAAGCTCCGTATCCCCAACTCATATTTACAATTGTTGGTCTTTTAAATCCTGTATTTGGATCTACAGGTTTATTTCTATGCCACAGTTTTATAGCATCAAAACAATAAACAATAGGAATAGCACCCCCATCGCCTGCACCTTCTAAACCGTCTACCTTCAAAGAATATATTCTAGCATTCTTTGCCCAACCATAATTTTTGCCAGCTACAATTCCTGCTACATGAGTGCCATGTCCGTCATAGTCTCTATAGTGATTTGAACTTTGTGTGTCTCCAGATACTCCACTAGCAGCATACCAGTCTATTTGTTGTAATCTACTATTTCCACTTGCATCTTCCCATTCAGGATGGTTAGGCTCTATACCACTGTCCTGAATAACAACATCAGCACCTTCACCAGCTAAACTGTAAGTATAAGCGCCTGTCACACTACTTGATATGCCATATGGATTAGTAGATTCTATGCATCTACGAAGTCCCCAATTTACGAAATCTCCACTGTTAGAAGTTGTTTTAGTAAAATCTGAAGGCTGACTAGCTCTTCTGCCAATCGAAATATCATCTCTTTGTTCTGGTGGAATTTCTACGTCATATACTCTCGGATCATTTTTTAACTTTTCAACTTCAGCTTCATTTAACGCATAGTGTGTGTTCCTAACAGATGCGTCTCTTGTGTTTACAACATCAACACTTCGGTTAGGAATAGAATCATTACCCTTTGTTTGAGTCATCTCAGCAGCAAAGGAAGCAGCATCTACACCTCTTTTTAAGCTTACAATATATTCTCTTTCAGACATTATTGCTCGTCATCTTGGGCTTCATCGTCTGGTATATCTCCAGATGATTTTTCCTGCTCTATTTGTTTTTTCATATTAGCTATTTCGTCATCGTCTAACTGTAATACGTTTTTCATTACATATTCTTTAGAGAAAAACTCACCGACATATTGTTGCATTGTGTCTAGTGTTTGTAGTCTGTTTTGAATAAGTTCAGCATCTTTAAGTTCAGAGAAATGATTATCTCTAACGTAATCAATTACTATATCCTGCTGCCATGAATTCCAGTCTTCTTCTGTTATAATTTGCTTCATAATTAGTTGTTTTTTCAGAATCTCTGTAAACAACATTGAAAAGCGTTTTCTCAGTCTATCAATGAATTTCTGGAATTTAAGTTCATCTCTGCTAATTTCTGTTGAACGACCTAGAGAGAACTGCGCCTCTTGTTCTAATCTGTTAATAGGAACATTTAGAGATCTATACAAACGTTTCTGGAAATAAACGATGTCATCGATTTGGCCCAGGTTTTCACCTCCAGGCAAGGTGGAGATCTCGGTACCCCGCCCGCCCTCTCTACGAGGAAGCCAAAAGTCTTCAAGCATTGACATATGTTTGCGATCATCTCTGATCTTACCAGTATCAGCGTCATATACAAGCTTATTACGGTAACGAGCCATAATATCTTTCATATATGTTTCTGCTTTACCACGAGGTAAGTTACCAACGTCAATGTAAAAAATTCTACGTTCAGGTGCTCTAGCTAGTCTGTAAATAACTAGCGAGTCTTCCATCATACGCAATTGGTTAATTGGTTTTAATGCTTTGTGAAGATGTGATACTACTCTTTTTCTGTCAGCATCTAACAGTCCTGATGTTACATACGAAACAGAGTCATTTGATAATTTAATTCCCTGGGCCGTTCCACCTGGTTTTTCTTGGTAAATATAAAATTCATTAACTTTTTCAACTAGGTTAGCACCTGTGACTGGATCTTTTTTCTTCTTTACTTCTTTTACTTTACGAATTTTTGTAGCGTCAACAGGTCTGATCTCTTTAATACCCTGTTTTAGATTCTTTTCATCAACAACTAAGTGGTGATAAATTCTGCCGTCAACATACCATCTTCTAAAAATATAGTGACCCAATTCTGTAAATTTTAACATAGAACAAATATTATCAAATTCATCGGTCATCGCCTTTTTCAATTGGTCACTTAAACCTTCGACATGATCCAGTTTTAAGCTAACTGGGGACTGATTCTCGTTTGCTGTAATAGATTCGTTTACAATATCTTCAATTGCCGCATCAACTTCTGGATGATCAGATACAGCTCTATATTGTCTAATAGTTTGTAAATTATCTTTAGCGTGGTCACCCTCACCTAAATTTACATATGTACCATAGTGTGTACCAGCGGCAGTTACATATCCAGCACCATCCTGATCAACAGGAGGCACAATAGACTGCATTTTCTCTGCACTCTTGTCTGATGCTCTTTTTATTTCAAACCCAAATAATCTAAGTCCACTCTGTTCAGCCATGGTAATTCCTAATATTAAGTGAAGAGGGGCCTTTTAGCCCCTCAAAATATTTATAGTGGTTTTAAGAGGTTGTTGCTGCTTCCCAGTATTGTACTTGGAACTCAACAGAGAATCTCTCAATATCGTTTTCAGCTGCATAGCTCAAATCAATTGGTGAGATTGCTGTTGGGAAGCACCCTCTAAAGTTGTAAGTCTTTAATGTTGATCCGTCTTTGTCAATTTGCTCGACAATAAGATCAGCTTCATAATCAACAGGATTTGTTAGACCAGTATTTGCAGAGTGTGCATTCATACCGTTCATCCAACGTTCCATAGAGTCACGAACATTAAAGTCTGTATCGTTAATGATAGTCGGTGTCCACACATCAAATGTACGATCACCTGCCATCTTTAACTGACGACCACGGAAAGGAACAATAATTGTACCCATTGTAGAAGCAGGTAACTGAGCTGCTTCACACAAGAACGATGTTAATTCTACATCGCCATTTGCATAACCCGGAAAGTTAATTGTCGCCTTAAATAAATTTGGGCGAGCACCACCACCACGTAGTTTTGCTTTGAAATCATCAACGCCTAAAACTGCCATCTTCTATCTCCTTATACCTGTCTTCCAGCGACTTCTTCGAAGTCAACACCAGATCTGACCGCTACAAAGTTTAGAGTGATGTAGTTGATAGAACGTGCAGGCTTAATGAACACATTAGCTACAAATTCGTTTCTATCAATCACTGTGTCTGTGTTATTTGTTTCGTCACAAAGAACTGAGAAGTCTACTAAACCTCTTCTATTTTTAACGTCTCTTAAGAAAGGTTCTACCGCAGCTCTAAATTGTGCTCTTGTGAATGCATCGTTGAATTCAAAGAGTTG